ACCTAGAACATACGGTAAGAAAGAAGTAACTAAGAAATACGATATAGAGGTTTGGCATAAGCCAGATAACTCTAAGATTAGAAGTTACTACTTACCAATGCTAGAGAGTGCGGCAGAGGAAAACCCTGAGCCAAGAAATCTTTACTACCTTGCCAGAGAATATTATTACAAAGAGAACTTTGAGAAAGCGTTAGAAGTATTTAAACGCTACGTTGAAATATCTAAGTTTCCGGCAGAGAAGGGCTTTGCACTTCGCCTAATGGCAAAGTGTGATCCTGACAATGCAGAGGAATATTTAACACAAGGCACTGAGGTCTATCAAAGTAGAGAAGCAGTATTAGCGTTAGCTAATTTCTACTATGAGCAGAAGCGGTGGAAAGAGTGCAACTACTCATCAAAGGTTGCATTTGGTATAACAGAAAAGACAACAGGCTTTATGAGTGAGTCTTGGGCCTGGGGTCATATGGCTGCAGATCTAATAGCAGTCTCAGCTTGGCAGTTAGAAAACTGGGAAGAAGCAAATAAGTTCGGAAAGATCGCACTGAAGTTAAGTCCTAACGATGAAAGATTACAAAAAAACCTACAGTTCTATAGGAGTAAAATAGATGGCAACATTTAATGATATGGTCAATGAGGTAAAGACCAACCTGCAAGGTTATACCTTGAAGCAGGATCGTTTGACCTACCTCAATGCTGCTATCAGTAGCGTTGCTACTAGTATGATCGTTGGTTCTGCATCAAACCTTGCTAAAGGTACTATTGAAATAGATGATGAATTAATTTGGATTGATAACTTTACTGCTGCATCTAATACTCTAAACGTAGCACCAGGCTTTGGTAGAGGATTCCAGAACAGTACTCCTACAGCACACGCTCAATATGCTCAAGTAACTTTAGCCCCATCATTTCCTAGAGTATCTATTAAGAAGGCTATCAACGATACTATCAATAGTCTTTATCCTAAACTATGGGCAGTAGATTCATTTACCTTTACATTCAACGCAAGTCAAACTACCTACGCACTACCTGATGATCTAGAACAAATCTTGTTTGTATCTTGGCAGACAACTGGTTCATCTAAAGAGTGGCTACCAGTTAATCGCTGGCGAGCAGATGGTATGGCTAATATCGCTACCTTTAATACCACTAACACAATTAACATTTATGAGAACATACAACCTGGTAGAACAGTTCAAGTTTATTACACAACTACTCCAGATACTTTAGATAGTAATTCAGATGACTTTGCTGATGTAACTGGTCTTCCTGCTTCAAGTCAAGATGTAGTAACACTAGGTGCAGCCTATAAGTTACTATCCTTTATAGACTCAGGAAGAATAAGTCTTACTTCAGCAGAGTCAGATCTTGCAGATTCCAAGATTCCTTCAGGAGCTGGAGCAAATAACTCTCGTTATATCTACGCTTTGTACCAACAAAGACTTAACGAAGAGGCTTTGAAGTTACAAGATAAATTCCCAATTAGATTACATTACACAAAGTAAGGAAATAAATGACCCGTAAATATTCGTCTATCAGCGTTGAGACAACGCTTGCATCTGGTATATCTAATAGCCAGACAACTTTAACAGTAGCCACAGGTACGGGTTCAGCACTGCTTGGTGGTGTAACCCTTGCTGCAGGTAACGTAGATCAGTTCACATTAGCTATTGATCCAGATACAACTAATGAAGAAATTGTTTTTGCTACTGCTGTAGCAGCAGATACTTTTACTATCGTTAGAGCAAGAGCAGGATCTTCAGGAGTATCACACTCAGGAGGAGCAACAGTTCGTCACGTTCTAACCTCTGATGACTTAACATTTTTTAACGCAGGAGTATTAACAGCAGATGCTGCAATACCAGAATCAACTGTAACTACTAAAGGTGATGTTCTTGCAGCAACTGCATCAGCTACAGTAACTCGCCTTGCAGTGGGTGCAAACGATACAGTCCTCACAGCAGACTCTTCAACCGCAACTGGAATTAAATGGGCAACACCTGCAGTACCTAACTTAGATTTAACAATATCTGCTAAAGTTGCTAACTATACTTTAGTAGCAGGTGATGTTAATAAGTTAATTACTATGAGTGATGCTGGAACATTAACACTAACAGTACCTAGCGGTGTATTTACTACAGGTCAACAGATTAATGTGCAACGTATTGGAGCAGGAGCAGTTCAGATTAGAAATAATGGAACCAGCGTACTTACCTCTACCGGTGCAACAGCAGGAGCACCTGACTTAAGAGCACAGTATTCAGCTTGTACAATCATTTGTACTAGTAGCAATAACTTCACAGTGATTGGGGATCTATCCTAATGCCAACCTATAAAGTACTAGCACAGAGCGCACCAAGCGCTGCGAGTGCAACTACGCTATATACAGCGACTAATGCCACAATAGTATCCACTTTAAATGTGGCTAATACTGGAGGGGCAGCAGACACTATTAGAGTAGCAGTAAGGCCAGCAGGAGCAACTCTTGCTAATCTACATTATATTGCTTATGGAGTACAGGTTCCTAGTGGATCTTTACTAGCAATTACTACTGGAATTACTCTAGCAAATACAGATGTAATAACAGTTTATTCAACTACAGGCACATCATCTTTTAGTGCCTTTGGAAGCGAGGGCAACTAAATGGCGGTCAATCTAGTAGGCGGTACTACCTCTGCCAGTGCTGCATTAGCATTTAATGCTCAGACTGGTACCACATATACATTCGTATTAGCAGATGCTGATAATAAATTAGTTACTGCTTCTAATGCTTCTGCACAAACTTATTCAATACCTACTAATGCAACAACTGCATTTCCAGTAGGAACTCAAATCAATTTAATTCAAATAGGTGCAGGACAGGTAACAGTTCAGGCAGCTACATCTGGTACTACAACAGTAGTATCTACTGGTGCTACTGCTGCTGCTCCAAAATGTAGAGCACAATACTCTGCTGTTACTTTAGTTAAAAGAGATACCGATTCTTGGTATGTGGTAGGTGATATAGCGTGAGTCCAATCCTAGGAATTTGGGCAAGTCAAAACTATTCAAGAATTACTAGTAGTTATGAGTCCATTGCTACTGTAACTGTTGGTTCAGGTGGCAGCGCTACTGTTGAATTTACTTCAATACCTTCTACCTATACGCATTTACAAATTAGAGGTATTGCCAGAACTGACCGTGCTGCCGCTAAACAAGATGCCGCAAGAATTAGATTTAATTCTGATACTGGAAGTAATTACGCTTTACATTACTTACTAGGTGATGGTATTTCTGCTTCTGCTGGTGCTTCAACTTCTACAACTTCTACCTTTAGTGATGGTTTTACTTGTGCTGGAGTTGCAAGCAGTATATTTGGTGTTGCAGTTATTGATATTTTAGATTACAAAAATACAAACAAATATAAAACTATGCGCTCATTATCGGCTTGGGATGATAACGGAGATGGCAGGGTGTGGTTAGAATCAGGTTTATGGCAGAATACATCTGCAATTTCAACTATTACTTTTACCCCTAATGCTGGTTCTAATTTTGTTCAATACACCCAATTCGCCCTATACGGAATTAAAGGTGCTTAAATGACATCAACCTATGAAAAGATAGCGACAACTACTTTAGGTAGTGCGGCGGCAACAATTACATTTAGTTCTATTAGTGGTAGTTATACCGATTTAGTCATCGTTGCACAAATGAAAAACTCAGGTGCTGGTGGCGACTTTTTAGCGTATTTTAATTCTGATACAGGTTCTAACTATTCCCGTACTATTTTGGGCGGTAATGGTTCTAGTACTTATTCTGCAAGGGCATCTAGCGCTACCAGTGCTAGATTTAATTATAGTGAGCCAATTAACTCTGATGGAAATACGATATTTAGAATAAATATACAAAACTATTCTAATACTACTACTTTCAAAACTGCAATTAGTAGGGGCGATAGAGGTGCTACATCTACAGTAGCAATAGTTAATTTATGGCGTTCTACCAGCGCTATAAATAATATTCAATTTTTTACAGATGCTACTAACTTTGCTGCTGGAAGTATTATTACACTCTACGGAATTAAGGCGGAATAATGGCTACTACATATACTTTAATATCAAGTGTTACCGTTGGTAGTGGTGGTGCGGCTAATATAGAGTTTACTGGCATACCTGCTACATACACTGATTTATTAGTAAAAGTATGCGGAAGAAGTACTGCATCAGGTAGTGCTTATGATGATTTAGGAATTTATTTTAACAGTTCAACTGCTAATTTAAGTTGGAAAATTTTGTATGGTACAGGTGCAGCAGCAAGTACAACTTCAGGTAGTACAAGATATTTTGCGTTTGTGCCGGGGGCAAGTGCGACAGCCAACACTTTTAGTAATGTTGAATACTATATTCCTAATTATGCTGGAAGTAATAATAAATCTGTTTCAGTAGATTCTGTTACTGAAAATAACGCTACAACTGTATTATTAAGTATTGCGGCTGGTTTATGGTCTAGTAGTTCAGCCATTACAACAGTTACTTTAAATCCTGCAAATGGTAACTTTGTCCAATACTCAACCGCTTATCTATATGGAATATCTAACGCATAAGGAGAAAATAAAATGACAACTAAAATAATCGTAGATTGCTCAACAGGTGAGGTGCAAGAGATTGCATTAACCGCTGAGGAAATTGCAGAGCGTGAGGCTATGGCTGCAGAGTATGCAGTACAGAAGGCTCAAGAGGATGCAGAGAAAGCAGCACTATCTGCTGCCAAACAAGCAGCACAAGATAAGTTAAAGGCACTAGGTCTAACCGATCTAGAAATTGCAGCTATAACAGGAGCTTAAAGAAAGTTTTAAGTTCCTCCTGAGCACCGAGGTTAAAAGGCTCATATTTTTATGTCTAAAATCAAAGGAGAATAATGGTCCCACCATATGGTTCTGATGTAACGGAAGCAATCCCCGTACCATTATCTAATCCAGCAGGTGCTACATCATATGCCTTAACTGGCATTGCCTACGATATGGCTATTGCAGGTCTACCATTCTTTGTTAATGCCTCCGATGATAATCCTTATCGTAGAGTTACAGCGCAGTACCGTAAGCAACAGATTGACCAGACTAGAGAAGCTGGTGAGCAGACTCTTACTGGTTGGTGGCTACGAAGTCAGTCATCATTTCATCAAGGACAAGGTATTAATTTCTTTGAACCTATCCAAGAGGAATCATTACGATTCCAGTACACCGAATCTAAAGGCTGTGATATCTGGACTAGAGGACAGGTAACTCTTCTTAACTCTGTATCTCCTGAGCACGTCACTACTGGCACATTAACTACTAACAATAGACCACAACAGATTGCAAGATCTATTCAGTGGCAAGAACTTACCCATACAGGATCTACTACCTATAATACCTATGATGGTATTTTATTATGGGATGAGTATGATGTGGACAAAGTATACCCAACCATTACTGCATCTATTAACAACAAGGCTTTAACAACTAACGTAGCAACACTTACTACTACAGCAGCACACAGACTAGCTCCTGGTATGGAGATTGAAGTTACTGGTGTTGATGCCACATTTAATGGTACTTATACAATTACTACAGTACCTACTGCTACTACCTTTACCTATGCTAAAGTAGCAACTAACGTTGCTTCAACTCCAGTATCTCCAGTAGGTTCAGTTGAATCTTCAATCACACACTTTATAGATTACAACTCAGGTTCAGATTATCAAGTATATGGCATCTGCGATGATGGTGTTTATGCTTATTGGGTAACTAACGTACTTAATGCTGGTACTCCAAGACTTAGAATATATAAGAAGTTACTATCTGATGATAGCACTGTATCACCTACCTTAATGATCAGTGAGAATGGTATTACTGTAACTAGTGCAGTTCTAGAATATACCAAAGAGCGTATCGTTGCAGCAATTAATAATAAGGTTTATGAGATTGCAACTAATGCAACCAGTATGCCTACTGCTGTATATACCCACCCTGATAATGATGTAGTCTTTACTGGCATTACCTCAAGCGGTGCTGCTATTTATGTATCATCATTTAGTGGTATTCAATCTACTATTGCTAAGTTTACTTTATCTACAACTGGAACTATGCCTACCTTAACCAGCGCTATTACTGCTGCTGAATTACCAGTAGGTGAAATTGTCTACGACATTTACTACTACCTAGGCTACTTGGCTATTGGTACTAGCAAAGGTATTCGTATAGCTGTGGTATCAGATGATGGTTCTATTAACTACGGACCACTTATTACTAACACTACTCATCCTTGCTATGACTTTGCTGCCAGGGATTCATACCTTTGGTGTGCCACAAGCGTAGGAGAAAACCCAGGAGTCATTAGAATTAACCTTGGTACTAGACTAGGCACTGATTTAAACTTTGCATACTGTAATGATCTATATGCTCCAACTGTTACTGGATTTGATACAACCACCTGTGCATTTATGGGTGATACTAATCAACTAGCATTTGTTACTGCTGATAATGGAACTACTAATGGTGCTATCTATGTAGAAAACCTTGATGAGAAGATATCAGAGGGCTACCTACAGACCGGCTTTATTCGCTATAACACTTTAGAGTTAAAGGTATTTAAATTATTACAGGCTAGAATTGATACTACTAATGGTGGTCTAGGTATAGATACAGTTACTTATAATAATCAAGAGTATCGTATTGGTACTTTTAATCAAGAAAGTGGTGTGCCAGAGGTAACAGTTTCATATCCAACAGGAGCACAAGAGTATCTAGGATTTAAGTTTACCCTTACTAGATCTACTACTGATACCTCAGAGGGTCCAGTATTTAATGGTTACAATCTTAAAGCATTACCTGCAGTACCTCGTCAGCGCTTGATTCAGTATCCACTATTCTGCTATGACCACGAGGCAGATAAGTTTGGTGTTGAAGAAGGATACGAAGGATCTGCATATGAGCGTATGTCTCAGCTAGAGCAAGTAGAAAATGCAGGAGATACAGTAAGAGTTCAAGACTTCAGAACTGGAGAGTCATATCTTGGTATTATTGAAGAACTTGATTTTGTAAACAAGACCCCTTCCGGACCCAGGTTTAATGGCTATGGAGGATTATTAATCGTAACCGTTAGATCTATTTCATAGGAGCCATAATGACCCCTTCTGACTGGGCTGCTTTAGCAGTCTCAATAACTACCCTTGTAGGTGTACTAGCAATGGGTGTAAGACACCTTGTTAAATACTACCTATCAGAGCTTCGCCCGAACGGGGGGTCAAGTTTAAAAGATGCCGTCAATAGATTAGAAAGACAAGTGGAGGAAATCTACAGTATACTGATCACAAAAAAATAAGGGGGCAAGAATGGATGTAGTAGTTTACACATTACCAGAGTGTGTGCAGTGTGATATGACTAAGAAGTATTTAGATAGACACAGTGTGGAATACTCAACAATAGATATGAGTGAAGATAAAGAAGCCTCCGATAAGATCGGTAAGTTAGGTTATAAGCAAGCACCTGTTGTTACTTACGGTACCTTTCATTGGTCAGGCTTTAGACCAGATAAGATTAAAGCATTACACCTATTACTATTAGATAAGGTTGCACCTAATATTGCTAGCTGATAATTTCCCTAGATGGTTCTATGAGAACGCTACAGTCGTTGATTTTCAAGAGGGACTAGCAGAGTTTAAAGGCAAGAAGGATCTTAAATTTCTACAGATAGGTGTCTTTACTGGCAACGCATCTGTTTGGTTACTAGAGAATATACTTACTGACCCATCATCATTATTAGTAGATGTTGATCCTTGGTGTGGAAACATACCACACGAGTCTCAGTATAACTGGGATGATATACAGACAGCCTATAAGGATCAGGTAAAACCTTATGGTGATAAAGTTAAAACATATAAAGCATTTAGTGGTGACTGGTTAAAAGAAAACCGCGAACTTGAATATGATTTTATCTATATTGATGGTGATCACCTACCTGAATCGGTAACCTTAGATGCTGATCTATCTTGGGATCTACTTAAAGTCGGTGGCATTATGGCATTTGATGATTACATTTGGAGTCATCCAGAAGGTCCAGAAAAGAATCCTAAAGCAGCGATAGATGCTTGGATAGAAAAACATAAAAACAATATTGATATAGTCCGTAAAGGGTGGCAAATATGGATAAGAAAGAAGTAAACAATAATGAAACTTGTTGTAAAGAGAGCAACACCTGCTGCAATAGCAGTGCTAAGGCAAGCGACAGCATTGTGGCCGAAGCGCAAGAAAGCCTCAGACGGACTCTTACCTTCATCGGCACACATTAAACAAAGTCCTAACTCAGATCACAATACAGGACTAGCAGTAGATTTAACCCACGACCCAGACAATGGTGTTGATTGTAAAGATATCTATCAAAGATTACAGTCAGATCGTAGAGTTAAGTATCTAATATTTAAAGGTAAGATTTGGAATCAAGTAGATGGTGAAAGAGTTTATAAGGGAAGTAACTTACATAACAAGCACCTGCATATATCTATAAAGGATCAATATGCCAAAGATGATTCCAACTGGTTTGGTTGGATGGGTGATGTGCCTAAGAAGTTTAGACTTCCTAAGCCACTACCTAAAAAGAAACAGGAGAAATAAATGAAAGATCTAGTTGCTAAGTTAAAAAGCAAAAAGACTAAGGCTGCAGTTAAGTCTTATCTTAGAGCAGTACTTGCTTCAGCAGTAACTATGGGTCTAGCACTAGCTGCTGACCTTGCACCAGAGTATGCGATCCTAATCGGATCTATCGCAGGACCACTAGCAAAGTGGGCTGACAAGACCGAGGAAGAATACGGTCTAGGAGCTAAATAGTTTTAATACCGCGAGGCAATACAGGCCCCCTCTTCGGAGGGGGTTCTTTTTTTATGCCCTTTTACTCTGGCTTATCTAGTGGTGTTGGAACTAATACTAAGTTACCGCAGTTAGCACACTCACCGTCAAGGTGATACCAAGACAGTTCATAATCGTAGAAGGATGCCATAATTGTAAAGGTCATAGAGCCACAAGGACAGGCGTGAAGAGGACCGAGGTCTCTTAGATCGGTGCCAAATTTTGGAGGGAGTTTTTCCCTATTTTTTGACAGCCTTGGTAGACGGAACATAGAGTACCCTTGCTTATGCAACCCGCAAGGGTTGCCGTTTTACTCGCCTATGGCTCGTATTGTACACATTCCGAACCCACTATAGAGGTTATTACGCGGCGTGTCTTATTTATCTTTCCTCTTACACTTTTAATTTATTGGTGGTATTATTATCCATAAGAGATAGGAGTTAAGTTGACAACTGTTGTTGGCGTTCAAGGTAGAGACTTCTGCATATTAGCTGCAGACTCACAAATCACTGAAGATAATCTTAGAACTATATCTTTAAAGACCCCGAAGATAATTGAGAAGGGTCAGTATCTATTAGCAATTACTGGTGATACAAGACCAGGAGATATCCTTACTTACAATTGGAATCCACCAAGTTATAAAGTTAGTTATGATCCAGTACAGTTTATGGGTAAGAGGATTATTCCTTCTATCATTAAGACCTTCACTGATAATGGCTATGCTTGGAATGATAATGAGAAAGATAAAGATGCTGGCTTTGATTATCTAATAGCATTTAATGGAGTTATATTTCATATCGCATCTGATATGTCCTTTATACAATCTGAAGCAAATTACTATGGCATAGGTTCAGGTGGTCAGTTTGCTCTTGGGTATATGTATCACAAGCAAAGCGATAAGTTTCTAGTAAGAGATGAGGCAGCAGAACTTGCACAGAAAGCTGTTGAGGTGGCATCATTACTGGATATTAATACCTGTCCACCAATACAGATAGCGGTACAAAAGAGGAAGGTAAAATAATGTTAGATATATATTGGCAATTACAGTGGTATCTATTAGACTTAGAAATGTATAAGTTTATTTTAGAATGGATAATTAGGTTAGAACTATGAGCGATCCAAAACAATTATTGATTGATGTTCTACGAGCTAAAGATGCTGGTAGATCTAGATCTAAACAAACTCAGGTAGGTCCATCAGAGTTGGGTGGCTGCCGGCGCAAGGTTTGGTATCGTCTTAACGATCAACCTGAAACTAATGAGAATGAATTAAAGTTAGCAGCGATTATGGGTACTGCTATCCACGCTAGTATTGAAGATGCAATTAGAACAGTTGACCCAAAGGGTGAGAAGTACTGGGTTGAAACTGATGTAGAGTATTCTGGGATGAAGGCTCATATAGATCTTTTCATTCCAGAGACTGGCGATGTTATAGATTGGAAGACAGTTAAGAAACAAAACCTTTCTTACTTTCCATCCAGTCAACAACGTTGGCAGGTTCAAGTTTATGGCTACTTGTTAGACAAGTCTGGGAAGGGGAAGCCTAGAACTGTTAACCTTGTAGCCATAGCTAGAGATGGAGATGAGAGGGATGTAGTTGTCCACTCAGAACCATATGATCCAAGCATTGCTGAAGAGGCTCTTAATTGGTTAAGCGCAATTAAGGAATCTACAGAAGCACCGGATCCTGAGAGAGATCAAAACTATTGCAAGTCCTATTGCAAGTACTTTGATGCAACAGGAGAAATTGGTTGCAGTGGTTTAAAAAAAGAACATATCAAGGCTGAGCTACCTGTTATTGAAGATAGCGGTGTTGATCACTCGGCCTTGATGTACTTACAACTTGATCAACAGATAAAAGAATTAAGTGAGAAGCGGGATTCATTACGAACCGCGTTTGAAGGTTTAACTGGAGAGACTGCTAGTGGTGTTCAGATAACCTGGACTACTGTTGCTGGTAGATCTACAGTTAATACAGCCGAAGTAGAAAAACTACTAGGCTTTATACCAAAGGTAGAGGGACAACCCTTTGCTAGATTAAATATAAAAACTGGAGGAAAATAAATGGCTGCACCTGAGTCAACTAAGTTTCAGATCAACTACAAGTTAGCTGATGGAACATTAGTAAATCTGTACGCTATAAGTCAGGCTGAGTTAGAGTCATCTCTAACATCTATCGCTGATCTATCATCATTAATTACTACAACTGGTACCACTCTTGGTGCTACTGCACAACCAGCAAGCGGAGCAATTGCTTATGCTAAGAAGGCATTAGGTGCAACAGCAGTTGCCTCACCTACTGGTGATGCTCCTGATTGTAAGCACGGGTCTATGAGCTTTAGATCAGGACAAGGTACTAAAGGTCCTTGGAAGGGTTGGATGTGCGCTGCACCTAAAGGTGCAACTGATAAGTGCGATACAGTCTGGATTAGATAGCAGATGCGGGGGCCTCGTCAATTTGAGAACCCCTCTTGTGCTCAGATCTCATTAGATTTGTTCTTTCCCGAACGAGGAGAAGATCTATCCGTAATAAGACAGGTTAGAAATGTCTGCAAGTTATGTCCCCACCAGCAAGAATGTGCAGAGTGGGGCATACAAAAAGAACGATACGGAATATGGGGCGGTCTATCTGATACAGATCGCAAAGTAATTCGTAGACAAAGAAACATTATCCTAAGAGAAGAAGACGTTGCTTAACTTACAAAGAGCTTGGAAGAGTACAACAACAAAGGCTACCCCTTTGCCTGATGTCTGGAAAGATCTTGAAAACAAACAGATCAGGTTTAGAAGAGGTCAAGTCTGTATGGTTGCTGCTGCTCCAAATGCTGGTAAGTCTATGTTTGCTTTGATCTATGCGATCAAGGCTAATGTTCCAACACTCTTCTTCTCTGCTGATACTGATATCGCAACAGTAATGATGAGAACTGCAGCGCATATCTCAGGGCATAATCAGACTTTAGTAGAAGAGAATCTTAATAAGAACTCTAAGTACTACGATACTAAGTTTGAAGGTGTTAAGAATATACAGTGGGTCTTTGATTCATCACCATCACTAGATGATATTGAGTTGGAGATCAAGGCTTATATAGAACTGTATGGCATAGCACCTGAGTTGATTGTGATAGATAACTTAATGAATGTGGTATCTGAATCAGACAATGAGTGGGCAGGACTGAGAGCTATTATGGTGGATCTGCACGATATGGCTAGACAGACTGAGGCTTGTGTAATGGTTCTTCACCACGTCAGCGAACAGAGTGAGTATGGTTCTACTACTGAACCACCTGCTCGTAGATCTATTCACGGTAAGGTATCGCAACTACCGGCAATGATTCTAACTTTAGGTTATGAACCTGTACAGAATCTACTAAGGGTTGCTGCAGTTAAGAATCGTTTTGGTAAACATACTGCTGATGGTAAGGATTATATATCTTTGTTTGTGAACTATGGATCTTGTCAGATATGGGATGCTAATGAGTATGGTCGTATGCACAGGAGAGATGCGAGTTTAGAATATGTCCGCTAAGAATAAGCGCAAGGGTGCATCTTTTGAACTAGATGTTATGAAGTGGTTTAGATCTAAAGGTGTTAATGCTGAACGCTTACGCTTATCAGGACAGAAAGATGAGGGTGATCTAGTAGTTATTATAGCTGGAGAAACTTTTATCTTAGAGTTAAAGAATACAAAGTCAATGGATCTACCTCAGTTCTGGAGAGAGGCAGTAGCAGAGACACAAAACTATGCTAGTGCTAGAGGTATCACACCAGCACCACTATCTTATGTGGTAGTTAAGAGACGTAATGCTGGTATAGAACAGGCTTGGGTAATACAGGATCTACAACAGTGGTTAGAGGAGAAAGAATAATGCCAGTTCCTAGCGGAAAGATAACAACAACTAAGATAATGCAAGGCCTAGAGAAGAGCGAGGCAGAGCAATGCCAGGACAAGACTGGTCCAGAAGTAGAAAATCTGGCAGAAAAGACAGCGATGCAAAATCAATCCCAATCGGATTAGTAGTACAGTTCTATGGTGGAGAAGTAAGAGAAGGTAGAGCAAGCTCAGTTAGGTGTGTAATGCACGATGACTCTCGCAAGTCAGCAGTGATGAACACAGTGGAGAACCTATACTTTTGTCATACCTGCGGTAAGGGTGGAAACACTATCAATGTTGTAATGGAAAAAGAAAGTTTGGGGTTTAAAGATGCTCTCGCAAGAGCAATTGAAATTGTATCTGCAGGCGGCTTCGCGTTACCAGGAGGGTCTAAACGTAGCAACCGCAACCTTTCTAAAAGAACGTGGCATATCTAAAGAGATAGCTGAGTCTTTTACTTTAGGTACAGTAACTGATCCAATCCCTGAGCATCAGGGTTATGCTGGTTGGTTATCTATACCCTACTTTACTGCTCTTGGTATGTGTGTTGGCTTTAAGTTTACCCC